TTTTAGCGATATTAAAAAGCGGGATAAATTCGGGTTTATTCCTTTTTTTCTTTGTCGCCGCCCAGTCGTTCGAATGCCAAACGCCCGTAATTTCCTCGTCCTCGCCGTGAATACCTAAACGGCATTCCTCGAATGGTATGTGGCGCAACTTGGCGACGTTCTCGCGATCGAAAGTATAAATAATCTCTATATAAAAACCGCCGTATTTTTTATAATCGTGAGCGCATCCATAAAAAACGTCGTAAGTGTTGAGCTCATTAATTCGCTTTTGATAAACCCCAGCCGACAAATCTTTCCCCGCTATCATATCGCCAATGGAAATACACAAAGAACCGTGCACCGCTCCCGTTTGGGCGAGTTCTCTCAGGTATTGAGGAAACAAATTGTAAGGCCCGAAATTGACCCAACCGCCCCTATCCATTTTCTCGGCCGAGCTAACGACCGTATAATCGGCGAGCTTTACGCTAACTGCATTATTTAAGAGTTTATCCATTGTATATAATATCGTCGTTAATTGTAATATTCGGTAAGTCGTAATAATTCGTTGCGTCATTCATAACGGCCCAACCTATTCGGCATAATCCAACTACCGAAGCGTCATTAGGATTAAGATTCACGGCCGAATTTTGACCATAAACCGAATATCGATAACGCCCCGAAATGGTGAGCCCCACCGTAGTAACGGTAAGAGTTGTTATGCGTTGGTTTTCGTTCACAATAGTGACAACTTGAGCGAGGTCGGTTCCCGTAGTGGAATTTTCTTCGTGCGTTAAAATTAGTAAATAATGGCTGAAAGCAGTCGCGAAATATTGTCGGCTTTCGTCGAGTGAAAGTCGCAATGTTTGGCCCGCCTGATTTGTGTTTAAATATTCCATTCTTTACAAAAAAAGGGGCGGGAATTAACCCACCCCCGTTTAAAGTACTAAACCCTTTCTATTATGAATTAACGACGGTAATACCGGGGAAATTGCTAAAGGGAATATCCGACGCGGGGAAATATTCCTCAAGGAAATCGGGTTGGTTAGGTTCCTGAGCAGTTAGCGTAATTTGGTAACCGTTCAAATCGCCTTTTGCCTTACCTGATTGATAAGAACCAGTTGTAAGGAAAGCGCCGTCGGTACGTCCAACACAAACGATTTGATTATCGTAAAGTTGAACGAACACAATCAGTTTCGCTTTACTCATATTCTCGAGTTCTTTTTTCTTATCGTTCGCCAATTTACCCAACGTCAACTCGACCGTTTGCTCGTAATAAAGCGTTCCGTTTTCGAGGTTAGCAGTAGGTACAATTGTAACGGCTCCAGTGTTGCGGTTAGGCTGATACTGGAATAAGTCAACCGAACCAGCCGTACCCGGTAAGCCATCAATCAGGCCCGTTGCTGGGTCTATTGTAATACCGCTCGAGAAAAATTCCCAATTGGCAATATATATATTTTTGACCCCGCCGACCCCTTCGTTACAAGCGAGCAAAAATCCGTGTTCTAAAAGACAAGCCATTGATTTTCAATGTATTAAGTTAATATTGTAAAGGGGGTTTTTACACCCCCTCAATTCATTAGAACCAAGTTCCGTAAGCGGCAATTTCGTTACCGATACCGAATTGGCAACCAGCGTAGAACTTAGCTGAGAAACGTACGTTATCCTCAGCAAATTGGCCCATATCGACAACCTGAATATTATTCCAATCGCCGAGAATATTTGTACCGAACCAAAGATTCGATTTTTGAGCCATAACAATAGTGTCATCAGGCATACCGGGACAAATCGCCATTTGGTAACCCAAATAAGACTTAGGCATCTCAGGGCCGCCGTATGTGTACCAACCATTTCCAGCCGCCGCGCTCGCTTGCATAAATGCTTCCCAAACGTTTTGAGCAACGTAAATAACTGGCTTTTCAGTTGAGCGCTTTACCGCCGTTGGGCAATCAGCAACCGTCAAAGCTATTTTAGCGATTACGTTAGTTGAGTCGATTGCAACTGGTGAGGCAACGAAATTAACGCCCGAGCCACCCGCATTCATAAGAGTCAAAAGACCGTCGTACTCGCCAGTTGTAGCGTTCGCTCCAGTCCACAAAATTTCTTCATTCTTAGCGGCAATACCCTCAAGCATATTCGCGATAAGCGTTTCGGCCAAAGCTGGCTCGAGTTCGCCGTCTTGAACGAACTCTGCTCCCCAGTCAGCAAGGAACGTATTTTTACACAAGTTGCGTTGCACTTGGAATTTCTCAAGTGTCAAAGTACGCTCGGTAATTGTTACGGTTCCGAGTGGAGTGAAGTCACAAGTTGGAGCCTCGAACGTGATATTGTCAACGAGTTTCTTAACGACTTGTTTGTAGTCAATATTCTCCTTAACGGTTACGTGTTGCAATGATTCATTGGCCAAAAATGCGGCCTTAATGTACTGACCCGCGTATTTACCCGCGTAGGTAGTAGTTAAACTGGTAGTTGTTGCCATAATTGGATTTAATTCTGGTGGGATGCGTGTCGGCATACCTGATTAATAATTATTTTATATTTTCAATATTTTTTGAAATTCTTTCGAGTAGAGTCATTTGTGAAAACGACTTTTCTTTTTTGTCAGCGCCCAAAACCACGCGCTTTTGTTCCTTCACGGACGGTGCGGCTGGTTGCTTTTTCAGCGAGCTCAATTCGGTCTTAGTGTTTTTCAATACCGCTGAAAGTTCTTCGATTTTATCCTCGGCCTTATTTAGCTCAGCATTCAACGTTGAGTTTTGACCCTCAAGTGATGCCACTCGCTCGGTTAGTTTTTCGATTGCGTTGAGCAAATCGGCCGAGCTCATTTCCTCTTCCATTTCAGGAATACCCATTTCAGCTATTTGCCCCAATTCGTTCACGTCGATAAACTCGCCCGTTTCAAGTTCATAACGACCCTGAGCCGCTGGAACTTTATTGCCCTCGGAGTCTTTTGTGTAAACGTCAACACCGATCGCGAATGATTCGGCGCTGGTGAAAATCGGAGTACCGTCTTTCAAACGGGCCTCAACCTCCAAATTAACCTCGGTCTCAAGATTGATTCCGTAGGCTTTTGGGTCAATGGCGAACTTTTGGAATATCGCCGTTATTGAATTTTTTAAATTGCTCATTTCTGAATTTCTTTGCTGAAAAAACGGAGCTGTTAATATTTTCCCTAAAACAAAAGGGGCCTCGTTAGGCCCCCTTGTGTCTAATTACACTAAACCAAAACATAGCAATTAATCACGAAAATCCTTGAGAGCGGCCTCAATGGCTCGCAGTATTTCATCTTCGATATTTACGGCCGTCATTTCGACTGCCATTTCGTTAAAATGACCTTCGATTGAAAAGCCCTTAACCGTGCCGTCCTTAACCTCGCTCCATATTTCGTCGTCGGTTACATTGATTCCCACTACCCACGAACCAACCGGGGCCGATAGCCCGAAATGGTAGGCCTTATCCTTCTCGCCCTCGATAACCCAACTCTCGACAACTGGGCAACCCATAACCGAAAATTCGTGTTCTAACGTGGTGTTATACTGAAGATTTTTTTTCAGGTATAAATGAGCGCATTTCGCCACCGTTTCAGGTTCGAAATAAATGTAATATTCGTCGCCCGTTATCTTGTCGATTCTCATTATATATTTGTTTGGAATGAGCGCGGGGCCGTAAACCATTCGGCGCTCCTTATTCACGCTCGCCAACTTAACCTCGTTAAGAGCAATAAAATTTTCCTCGATCGCGGGGAACTCAACGAGTGATATTGCACCGACTCCGAGCTTACCCGTTTCGTCAATGACGCATTTTACAATTTTTTTCTTTTCCATAATTTTATTTATAAACGGCTCAAGTCCTCGACTTTCGAACGGGCCTCCATACTCGAGGCGATATCGGAAGCTAAAACATAAGCGGGTTGTATTTGCTGAGGTTGGTTTAAGTTAAGCCCCGCGAGTGGGTTAAATTGTGGTATTCCACTCGAGGCCACGCCCTGAGAGGCTAAATCGCCACCGCCACCGCCCGTGGAATTATTACCGCCCGAGGGCGCTGGGCTCGAGAAAGTTGTGGCTTTAATCTTTGCAATATTCGCTAAACCAGCCGCAACGGCCGCCGCCGCCGCAATGACGGCGCGAGGTATCGAGGTTGGGTCGCCCGGTATGATTTGCGAGGCATAGGCCGACGTTGCACTTTGGTAAGTATTAACCGACGTTTGCGCGATTTGTAGCGCCTTGTTTCTTTGAAACGCTTTCTTTTGCGATTGCTCACTCTTACCAGCAAAAGCCTCGTTCAATGAAACGAGCGTGTTTAATCCGTCCTGAGCGGTTTTAGCGATTGCATCGGAGGCGCCTAAAAAGTTGGCGACACGTTCGGCATTGCTCTTTTGGTCGGCATCATTTTGCTCGGTTCTATATTTTGAATTAATGCGAGCGAGGTCTCTTTTTTGTTGTTCTTGTAAAGCCTTTTCTCGTTCGGCATTGCCATTTGCAATGGCGAATTTTTCCTCGTATTCGGAAACTAAATCGTCAACCGCTTTCTCGCGGTTCGCCTGAATAATTCCATTTTTTTCCTCGATTCGCTTGTATTCGAGCTCGCGGTCTATTTTAAAAAATGAATCCTCGCGGTTAATGCGATTAATATTAGCCTGAGCTGCCGCCGCTCGTTCAATCTCAATACGTTTAGCCTCTTGCTCGGCTAACTTGACTAATTCAGCGTCGAAATATCTGTCCGAAATAGCCTGAAGCTCGATTAACTCTTGTTCTCTTAATTGCTTTTGAAGTTCGGCGTTTTCACCCGCCTTCGTTTTTAGTTGTTCGTATTTTAGCGAAACTTGTCGGAGTTCTTTTTCCTCGGCCGTTAACGTCGATTGTAATTGTTGTTCGCGTGCTTTTGCTAACTCGGCCTGAATATCTTGTTCATTCTTTAAACGTTCCTCGGCATTCTTATTTGCCTCGGCTTTACGCTTATCGTTCGCCGACTTGTCGATTTGCTGAATTGATAGTTCAAAACCCGCTTGTTGGTTCTTTAAATTGTCCAGCGTTTTTTTAGCCTCTTTTAAAGTTGCGTCGCCCTCTTTTGCAACGTCCGCTGGATTAAATACCAACTCGGCTATTGACGTTGTAAACTTGTCGCGTAAGTTGCCGATTTTCCCAAAGGTTTCATCCGATAACAAACCCGCCTGATTGAGACTTGAGGTGAGTAAGTCAACACCAGCGAGAACGGCAATTAATGGAGCGCTGATGAAATTTAAAAGGCCCTTTAAAATATCCCGATTTCGTTCGGCCGCCTCGATTTGCTGTTGGCGCTGGATTTCGAGAGTTTGAATAACGGCCTCTTGGTCTATAATCGCTTGTTTGGCTTTTGCAATTTTGATTTGCAAAATTTCCTTTTCGGTTTTGCCCTGAAGCTTTAATATATTTTCTTGTTGACCAACCGCGTCTAACGTCTCTTTACTGGCCGCCGCCGATTCCTTTTGAGCCTCTAAACGCTCAGCCTCGGCACTACTAACACCGTCAACCAATGAAAGCAATTCGTCGGCATAAACAACCGCCGCCGCGATCGCCGCGCCTATCAAAAATATCGGGTTCGTGAGTAAAGCGCGACCAACCGAAACGAACGCGCTACCGATTCCCTGAACGCCTTTCGTAATATCGCCGGGCTTTACTTCGCTGATATTTTTAGCGAATAATTTAGCGCCCTCGGCCGCCCCTTCGAAATCTAAACTTTGAAGTCGGCTCGTTACTAATCCTAATGAACCCGAAACTTTTTCAAAAGCACCGCCCGCCTGAGTACCCACGGCCTGAGCCGCATCCTGAATTTTGTCTTTTAAGTCACCAGCCGCCGCCGCGAGTTCGCGATATTTTGCCGAGTTCGGGTCGGTATTGGCTAACTGCGTTTGAAGGCTTTTTAATTGAACGCGTAAACTTTGAGA